CACTCTCCTTAAATTGCGAAGCCAGGCAAAAGCCTGGCCCCTATTGAATACTAGCCCTAAGGCTAGTATGGCTCGATAATAATCACTATAATCATGTGACCTCCCTTGTGAACGTTTGTTAATATTCCTAGTTTGTCCACATATGTATACTTTCGGTTGGTCTTTAATCATAATTCATAGTCCCTCCTTTTTCAGCTTCATCTCTGTAGGCCTTGCATGACCTCACCTACAACCTTTTCACGACAAATCATGTCCTACATAATAACGCTACTTCAGTACTAAATTTTAGACCCTCATCCATTTGGACATACCTTCTAAAACCCATGCCTTACAACTTTGCGATTGTTGTTCAGCCAAGAGAACAATAAGTTGATCGACCTATTGTTTAAAGCTAAACAAGGTATAGGATAATTCCCATACCTTGTCAACACTTTATTTAAATTAAATATCATATTCTCCGAAATAATATTTACCCTTCTTTTCATAAATAGAGTCTTTAATAGTTTTGTATTTCTCTATTGTATCCTCTGAGCATTCCCAACATAAAGAAAGCTTTATTAAATTATCGTCTCTTAGATCAGCCCCTTGCTCACCTAAATTAAATTGAATGTAATCTAGTAAAGTATCTTCATCTTCTAAAACACTTTCATTAACTGATAGGTTAGCAACTTGTTGATCTGTATTTTTAAAAGTTGCTATCACCTCTAGTTTAGTATCTTCTAATAACATTTTAATTCTCTCAAAGTTAAAAGGGGCGCTTAATTGCGCCCCTCAATAATTAATCTAATAAAATGTAGTATGCATCAACACTAAATTTTCTAAACCAATCTAGGCCAAGCCTTACATTTTCATAATCTTTTAAGTATTCACAACCTTTGATCGTATCATAGATTGAAAGTTCAAGCGCATTTAGTCTTGCTGTCTCTCCACTATATGGATTTTTAACAATAGCGCCTTCAGTATAAATTTGAATAGGCGCCTTAAAAGGCGCCTTATCTTTTTCTAGTTTAATTTTCATTTGGTTGCTCCCAATCTCCATGATCTTGAGCCATTTCATAATGGTATTCGTTAATCATTTCATAAATGATTTCCTCTACCTCTTCGGCTGTGTGACCTTGGCTAAGCAATAAAGCTCTTTGCTCTATTTCCCATTCGTTTTGATCTTGTTCTAAAAAATCAATAGCTAGGCTTTTCATTTTACCCATTGCACCCCCCTTATTTTAAGACTTGTTAAAGTATTAAGATTTATTGACCTCCAAACCTTTTTAGGATTTGTGCCTTTTCTTAACAATGTTATATCGATCACTTCTAATAAATGATCTCTATTCCCTTTTAATTCCCCACCATTAAAAAACTTTTCATTAGTAGGTAGTTTACCAAGTATAGTCCTAGGTTTTTTATCCGCTTTAATCCAAGTCGCAGAAAATAACTTATTACCTATACAAAGTTTTACATTCTTTTTATTCATGTTTAACCTTTCGTTTAACATAATTATCTTATATTATCTTATAAAATATAAGTCAAGAAAAAATAGTAAATTTACTATATTATCTTATATAAGTAGACGGCTATAAATGGGGAATATTCCAAACTAATTTAAATTAATTTATTTAATTGTGGATAACTTGTGGATAACTCCTCGTGGGGCGCATGGGGTTTTGGTTCTAGTTCCAATCAATGAGGGATCCTAAATCTTGCATTTTGCCCTTTTGCCTTTTCGAAAAAGGGGGGACCCCCTAAATAAGGACGTAGTACAATATAGTTGTTATATATATAAACTTTTGTACATACGAACTATATGGTATAAAGTTTTGATGGCAGAAGTAGAACAGTTCAAGCGCATTGTTAATTATGATAATATGAATCCTGCAGAGTTAGAAACTCTGAAGAAAAAATTATTATTAAGACAGAAGACATTTCAATTAAAAAGTTTAGCTCAACAAAATTTTTTAAAATTTGTGAAACAAGTTTGGCCAGAGTTTGTAGAGGGGCCCCATCACATAAAAATTGCAGAAAAGTTTCAAGCCTTGGCCGAGGGCCGTATAAAACGATTAATTGTAAATATGCCACCCAGACATACCAAATCAGAATTTGCCTCTTTTTTATTTCCTGCATGGATGATGGGCCGTGATCCACGGCTCAAGATTATTCAAACCACCCACACAGCAGAATTATCCTATCGTTTCGGTCGTAAGGTTCGTAACTTAATGGAGGAGAATACTTTCCAAGATATTTTTGATGAAATAAAATTATCACCAGATTCAAAAGCTGCAGGAAGGTGGGAGACGAATAAGGGGGGAGAGTATTTCGCTGCAGGTGTTGGTGGAGCCATCACAGGTAGGGGTGCCGATTTATTAATTATTGATGATCCACATTCCGAGCAAGACGCATTAAGTGAAACGGCAATGGAGTCAGCGTATGAGTGGTACACGTCTGGACCAAGACAGCGTTTGCAACCAGGAGGTAAGATTGTTATTGTCATGACTCGTTGGTCGACAAAAGATTTGACAGGGCAATTAATGAAGACCCAAGGTGATGTGAAAGCAGATCAGTGGGACGTGATTGAGTTTCCTGCTATCTTGGAGAATAAACCAATATGGCCACAGTATTGGAAGTTAGAAGAATTAGAGTCGGTTCAAGCCTCCTTGTCCGTGGCTAAATGGAATGCCCAGTGGCAACAGAACCCTACTTCCGAAGAAGGTTCCATTATCAAAAGAGAGTGGTGGAAGATTTGGGAAAAGAGGGAGCTCCCTAAAATCAACCATATCATACAAAGTTATGACACAGCCTTCAGTAAAAAAGAAACCGCCGATTATTCAGCGATTACAACGTGGGGTGTATTTTTATATAATGACATAACACCCAATGTAATTTTGTTGGATATGAAAAAAGGGAGGTGGGACTTCCCAGATTTAAAACGTATTGCCATGGAAGAATATAATTACTGGGAGCCAGAGACAATTATCATCGAGCAGAAGGCAAGTGGTACACCGCTCACGCATGAGCTGCGCCGTGTCGGAATTCCTGTCGTCAACTTTACACCGAGCAAAGGTAATGATAAACATGTGCGGGTAAACTCTGTTTCACCACTATTTGAAGCAGGACAAGTATGGGCACCAAAAGAGAAATGGGCAGAAGAATTGATTGAAGAATGCGCCGCTTTCCCTTATGGTGATCATGACGATTTGGTTGATAGCATGACACAAGCGTTAATGCGTTATCGTCAAGTCGGATTAGCCGTGCATCCAGAAGATTATGAGGATCCACCGATGTTACAGCAACTACCTTCGCAGAGGGAATATTACTAATGAGTTTCAAAAAAGGATTCACGGTCCAAGAACCTAAAAAGAAGAAGACCAAAAAAGATAAGAAGGAAGCGTCTTTCAAGAATCCTAAAGCAAGTTATTATAAATTCGTGCAACCTAGGGGATTTTCTGCTATGTTGCAAAAAAAACAAAAGAAAACTTTAATTACGTGAGGCCATAATGGGTAAAAAAAGTATTATTAATGCAATTAAACAAATTGAAATGGATAGTGGTTCATGGGATGATGACCAATTAGAACAGTTACAAGGAATGGATTTAAAAGAATTAAAAGGTATTTTAAAAGATTATGACCCTGGTTTAACAGATCAATACACGAAGAAAAAGTCTAAACCTAAAAAAGTAGCAACAGCTAAACGTGGTGGCATGATTAAAAAATTTGCTTCTGGAGGAGCAGCCACTAGAGGATTTGGGAAGGTAATTAAGTAATGGCAGTCGAAAAACCAATTATTGCAGGTGAAGCTATAATAGAAAATGAATCACCAACAAGTGTTTCATTAGTCGAGGATATTGGCGCAGAAATCACGCCTACAGAAGACGGTGGTGCAATCGTTGGAAACATTGAAGAAGAAATTGCTGTTGACTTTTCATCAAACTTAGCAGAATCTATAGATGATGACGAGCTCAACAATCTATCAAGTGAGTTAAGACAACAATATGAAGATGATAAAGAGTCACGTTCGGATTGGATCGACTCGTACACAAAAGGTTTAGACCTCTTAGGGTTTAAATACAATGAACGCTCACAGCCATTTCAAGGTGCAAGTGGAGTTACACACCCACTACTGGCTGAGAGTGTTACACAATTTCAAGCACAAGCCTATAAAGAATTATTACCAGCAGGTGGTCCTGTAAAATGTAATATCGTTGGTGATGTCAATGCAGAAGTAGAAGCACAATCACAACGAGTTAAAGATTATATGAATTATATGATCACGGATCAAATGGAAGACTACGATCCTGACATGGATCAAATGTTATTTTATTTACCACTAGCAGGTTCAAGTTTTAAAAAAGTATATTACGATGCTGACTTGGCAAGACCAGTAGCAAAGTTTGTTCCCGCAGAAGATTTAGTTGTTCCGTATTTATCTACCGATTTAGATACAACAGAGAGAGTTACACATATTGTAAAAATGTCAAAGAACGATATTCGTAAAGCTCAATACGCAGGTCTTTACAGAGACATAGAATTGGAAGATCCTTATGAAGAAGAAACTTCTGTTCAAGAAAAATATAATAGTATTCAAGGAGAGAGAAAACCAAATAACACAGACACCTATACTTTATTAGAAATACATTGTGATTTAGACATAGAAGGTTTCGAAGATAGAGACGAGGAATCAGGAGAACCTACAGGTATAAAGATTCCATATGTTGTTACGATTGAAGAAGGGTCAGGAAAAGTTTTGGCTATCTATCGTAACTACAAAGAAGGAGATCCTAGTAAAACTAAAATTGAATATTTTGTTCATTATAAGTTTTTACCAGGTCTTGGCTTTTACGGTTTTGGTCTTATCCATATGCTTGGCGGACTCAGTAGGACGGCCACGTCCGTTTTGCGTCAACTCATTGACGCTGGTACATTATCGAATTTACCCGCAGGTTTTAAAGCAAGAGGTCTTCGAATTAGAGACGACGATAGTCCAATTCAACCCGGAGAATTTAGAGATGTTGATGCACCAAGCGGTGATTTACGAAATGGATTATTACCTCTTCCTTATAAAGGACCCGATCAAACATTATTCGCCTTACTAAGTTTTTGTGTTGATGCTGGTAGAAAATTTGCAGCAGTAGCTGATGGAAAAATAGGGGAAGGCTCACAAGCTAATCCCGTTGGTACAACAATGGCGCTACTAGAACAAGGTTCTAAGGTCATGAGTGCAATTCATAAACGATTACACTACGCACAGAAAAAAGAATTTAGAATTTTAGGTAGAATAATGGCTGAATTCTTACCACCAGAATATCCATACATGGTAGCTGGAGGTAATAGACAAATTAAACAAACTGATTTTGATGACAGAGTAGATATTATACCTGTTTCAGACCCAACAATCTTTTCTATGTCGCAACGTATTACGTTGGCACAGACACAGTTACAATTAGCACAGTCAAATCCACAGATTCATAACCAATATGAAGCATATAGACGTATGTATCAAGCAATGGGTGTACAACAAATTGATCAAATACTACCTCCACCCCCACAACCACAGCCAATGGACCCAGCAATGGAGAATTCACAGGTTTTAATGCAAAAACCACTGCAAGCTTTTCCAGAACAAGACCATATAGCCCACATTGATGCACATCGTGCTTTTATTTCGTCATATTTGGTAAAAAATACACCAAATATTATGGCATTACTGCAATCTCACATCTCTCAACACATAAGTTTTGTAGCAAGACAAGAGATTGAAGCTAAAAACGGACCAATATTCCAACAACAAGCTGCACAATTTGGTGGTCAACTACCACCAGAACTAATGCAACAGTTCCAAATGCAGAATGAAAAAGAAATTGCTGTAAGAATTGCAGAATTAACCAATGAAATGGTAGCAGAAGAACAAGAATACTTAGAAGGTATGACGAAAGATCCACTTGTTACACTAAAAGAACAAGAATTAGGTTTACGTGCAGAAGAATTAGAACTTCGTGCACAAAAAGATGGAGAAAAACAATCTCTTGAAGAACAAAGACTAGCTATTCAAACAAAACAAAACCAAGAAAAGATAGATGACGCAGATAAACACGCAACTATTAGAGAGGGAATATCACTTGCAAAGCTAGCGGAATAGTCTTAACTATTACTTATGGATACTCCAACACAAATACTAGAAGATTATTTTAGTGGACTAATGACAATTGTTGATCAGTCTACTAAATCACAAAACGATCAAATTTTAATGGCAGGTGCAATGATGGCTGTTGCTAAAATGTTGTATCACAATAATCTTACGGAAGATGAATACAATAATATCGTGAATCACAACGTAAGAGACTTGATAAATCTTATAAAACCGACTATACATTAATTATGTCTGACAAATTATTAGATACTTCTGATCGTGAAGCTGTAAAAAAAGCAATGAAAAATACAACTCTTAAAGATATAGATGAGAGCGCAACAAGAACAGCAAAAATAGAATTTGAACAAGAAAACCCAATTAAAGTTACAATAAAAAAGAAACCCAAAAAAAGATCTGACAAAGATGAAGCTATTATGAAAGCTGAAAAGCAAAGAAGAGCAAGAGCTAAAAATAAAGCTAACCCTATGGGTAAAAAAAATGGTGGTGTTATTAAAATGAAAGAAGGTGGCTTTCCAGATTTAACTGGCGATGGTAAAGTTACACAAGCAGATATTTTAAAAGGTAAAGGAGTTTTTAAAAGGGGTGGTTCAGTGAATAAGAAAAAAATTATCCGTGCTGCAAAACGTGGCTTCGGTGCAGCAAAGAGAGGTTTCTAATGAAATTTAAAAATGCAAAAATGACTATTGTTCCTCAAAAGAATCCGTTTCCAAACACTAAAGTAGCTTCAACAGCAGAGCAAGTTTTCTCTCCTTTTGTGGTAAAAAAGAACAAAGGAGCTGGACCAAAAGGACAAACAAGTAAT